AATGACATACATGACAAAGCAACGCAACTCAGGTAAGGAGGGCGGCGATAGGCCGGCGCTGGAAATTGAGGTTACGCCCGAGATGGCAGCACTTGGTGCTGCTATCCTTCTTGAGTGGGAAAGCTCGGACTCATATTCCCGAACATCTCTCGCAGCCGATGTATATCGTCGGATGAAATCCCTAGATCCTGAACTTGCCAAGGCTCGTGCAGAAAGAAGGTGAGCATCCCGGTGAGATGCATGATGTCATACGCCAGCGTTTCCATGCTGTCTGCCGTGAACTTGTATTCGGCCGTGAGCCCATGTAGCTCTCAGGCTTTAATTACGCTTATCGGTCAAATTTTGCGGCCTCCCCCATCCGCGCCAAAGTGACATCGAAATACCGACGCACATCCTCACTCGCGAGCAGGGCCCGCAGGATAACCGAAACCGGGCCGGGCACGTCGCGGTCGCCAGCCTCCCACTTTCGCACGGTGCGACCGCTCTGCACGTCAACCAGGCGGGCAAGACCTTCGGCGCTTAGGCCGAGAGATTTGCGGGCAGCGCGGAACTCTTCGGCGGTCATGCCTCGATATAGTCCTGGAGATCAAACATAGGACTATCCTGATAGGTGCCCATGGGGCGAGCAATATGTTCGCGGATCGCCTCTGCCGTTACCGCCTCGCCCTCAAACCAGCCACAATCGTCATAGCCCAGCTCATCGCAGGTGAGCATCGTATCCGCATCGAGGATTGTCAGGATCGGGGCAATGCCCAGCTCGATCGCGGCGGCGATGCGATGCGACCCCTCAAGCGCGACAAGGAGGCCCTGCGCCTCATCACGCACACAGCGAATGGTGGGCGCGCCCAGCTCAACCATTTCAGCCTTGACCATTTCGAGGTGGGCGGCGTCAGTCTGATTAATGGTCACGATGTAGGTCATCGTCTCTACTCCGATCGGCCGTGCACCATTGCCCCTGCCGATGCACATCCTCTAGGCCCATTGGGCCTATGGTGTCAACAGCTAATTTCTAACAAAAGTTTTCCAGCCCGATTTAATAACCCCTGACGTAGCTGCGAATAATGTGACATCTGGACTGTCGAGCATAGCCATGGAGGCTCGACATGTCCTTGATTGTAGCGCTCGTCATCGGTCTCATACTGATCGCGCTGCTGGTCTATGGCGCTGGTTTGCTCAGCCCTCCGCTCGACGCCAACATCGTCCGCCTCATCCAGGCCGCCATCGTCATTGTCGGGGCGCTCATCCTCGCCCATAAGACCGGCGCTCTCTGAGCCATGCCGGCAGGGCGTCCATCGGAATTTAGCGTCGAAGTAGCAGACGCAATTTGCGCCGGGCTTAGCGAAGGCCGTAGCCTCAAATCAATCTGCCGCGCCGATGACATGCCAAGTTCAGGCACCGTCTGTCGCTGGCTGGGTGATGAGCGCTATTCAGCTTTTCGGGACCAATACGCGAAGGCCAGAGAGGCGCAAGCCGATACGATCTTCGACGAAATCCTTGACATCGCAGACGATGGCACAAACGACTGGATGGAGCGTCGGCGTGATGACGGCTCAGTCGATGGAGTCGTAAATAACGAGGCCATCCAGCGCTCTCGTCTCCGTATCGATGCCCGTAAGTGGATGGCCGGCAAGCTGCGACCGAAGAAATATGGCGAACGGCAGCTCATCGGCAGCGATCCAGACGCGCCACTCCCGCAGGGCTTCACGGTCAATCTGGTAAAAGGCTCTGAGGAATGAGCCTGACGCAGGTGGACCTCCCTGAGTATGCGGGCGATCTGTGGCAGCCATTTCGCCATCTCGCGTGGCATGGCGGTCGTGGGCCGGGCAAGACGCGCACGGTAGCCTCGGGACTTATCATCCAGTCGATGGAGCGCCATGAGCGTGTGCTGTGTGGTCGCGAAACGCAGCGCTCGATCAAGGACAGCTCCAAACGCGTGCTGGATGACGAGATCGAGCGGCTGGGCGTCGGCTCGGTGTTCACCAGCACGGAAACCGAGATCCGGGGGCCGAACGACAGCCTGTTCATTTTCACGGGCCTTAAGGGCAATGCGGCGGGGGTGAAGTCGATCGAGGGCGTGACGACCTTCTGGGGCGATGAAGCGCAGGCGTTCAGCCAGGGCAGCATCGATACCGTTGTTCCAACCATTCGCGGGCCTAATTCGCGGCTGATCTGGACTTGGAATCCTGACCTTGCCACCGATCCCGTGGACGTGATGTTCAGGGGCAAGGATGGACCGCCGCCAAACAGCATCGTTCGCGAGGTAAATTATCAGGATAACCCTTGGTTTCCTGATGAATTGCGCATGGAAATGGAGTTCACGCGCGGTCGGGACTTCGACAAATACAGCCACGTTTGGCTTGGCCAATATCGCCGCAACTCAGAGGCACGCGTATTTAAGAACTGGCGCGTGGAGGCGTTCGACACACCAGTGGGGGTCGAGCATCGACTGGGCGCAGATTTCGGCTTCAGCATTGATCCAAGCGTGCTGGTGCGTTGCCATATCGTCGGGCGCACGTTGTTCGTCGATTACGAGGCCTATGGGCTCAACGTCGAGATCGTGAACCTGCCGGCGCTGTTCATGTCGGTGCCGGAAGCCGAAAAGTGGTTCATGACGGCCGACAGCGCGCGGCCGGAGACGATCAGCCATCTCCGCAACCACGGCTTCCCACGCATTCAGTCCGCGATCAAGGGCGCTCGCTCGCTTGAAGAGGGCGTCGAGTTTTTGAAGGGCTACGACATCGTGGTCCATCCCCGCTGCCAGCATTTGATCGATGAACTGACCCTCTACAGCTACAAGGTGGATAGCCTGACCGGCCTGGTAACCTCCGTGCTGGAGGACAAGGACAATCACTTGATCGACGCGCTGCGCTATGCTTGCGAGGGTGCGCGCCGGGCGCTGAACAAGCCAGCGATCACCACCATCCCCGTTCCCCACATGGCCACTGCGTTCAACCGGAGGGCGGCGGGATGACCTACATCATTCCTCACGAGATCGCTCAAGCCCTTCCGTTGAGCGCCAATCAGGCCGTGTGTTTGCGTTGCGGCCTCAAATGGCCGTTGGCAGAGGCGGCTCCTTCGCAATGCCGGCACGCCACATCAGAGGACAAGAACAATCACACTGGGAGCGGTGAAGCCCGCTGCTTGGATTGCAATAATCGCTGGGTTGCCGTCGCGCCTGTAGGCACATCAACCCTAAATTGCCCCTCCTGTGATGGGCAACGCGGCATGTTCAAGCATCCATACGGTCCCCATAGGGGTGATATCGCCTTTACCTGCAATCACTGCGACGCTGAGCATTTTTACGCGGTCAAGCGCGATGGTTTGATTAGCGCAAAATGCGCAGGCTGCGGCGTCGATCAGACTATGGCATTATGGGAGGCCGAGTGATGGCTGAAGCCCTCCTCCTCGATGCGCCTGAAGAAGCGCTGCCTAAGCGCAAGGCCAAGGCGGAAACGCTGGCGGAAAAGCACGATCAGTTCATGATCGAGTTCGACGCCATCATTGCATCGGCGGGTGAAGAGCGCGCGTTGGCGTTGGAAGACCGTCGCTTTGCCTTCATCGCCGGTGCGCAGTGGGAGGGCGATTGGCAGGACCAGTGGGCGAACTCGATCATGGTCGAGATCAACAAGACCGCTGCCGGCCTCGAGAAGATAGACAATGATTATCGCGCCAACCGGGTCACGGTGGATTTCCGCCCGGTAGGCAGCAAGTCGTCGGAGCAGACGGCGGACCTGCTGGATGGTCTCTATCGCGCGGATTTCTACGAAAGCAACGGTCAGCAGGTTGTGGACCTGGCATGGACCGAGGGTTCGTCTGGGGGCATGGGCGCCTGGCGATTGACCAACCGCTATGCGGATGAATATGATCCTGATAGCGATGAACAGCGCATCGCCTTTGAGCAGATTCCCGATGCCGATCAGTCGGTGTTCTTTGATCTTAATGCCAAGAGCTACGATAAATCAGACGCGCGCAGATGCTATGTCATCAGCGCCCTGGCGACATCGGCGCTTTGTGAAGAGTATGACACGGACATCACTTCTTGGCCGGATGCGCGCAAAAGGTGGACCTATGACTGGTTCCAGCCCGATGTGGTCCGCATCGCGGAGGTCTATGAGGTAGAGGAGAAGTCCGAAACCCTGCGCATCTTCGATAATACGCTTACCAACGAAGAGCAGCGTTTCTTTGTCTCCGATCTGGAAGACGAAGACGCCCAGGAATTACTTGATACGGGTTGGGTGGAAAGCACGCCCCGCAAGGTCAAGCGCCGGCGTGTTCACAAATATATCGTCAGCGGTGCTGAAATCCTGAGGGATTGCGGATATATCGCGGGGGACCAGATTCCGGTCGTTCCCTTCTACGGCAAGCGTTGGTTTATCGATGGTATCGAGCGGTTCCGGGGCCATGTGCGCTTGGCCAAGGACCCACAGCGCATCTACAATACCCAGATATCCAAGCTGGTAGAGACCAGTTCGCTTTCGCCCTTTGAACGCCCCGTATTCTATCCTGAAGAAATAGCTAACCACGAAGAAGCGTGGGCGAAAAGCAATATCAATCGCTCGCCCTATCTGCTGCGCAACGCGGTGATCGGACAGGATGGGAACCCAGTTCCTCTGCCCATTCAGAAGCTGGAGCCGCCGCAGCTTCAGCCGGTCGATGCTGCCCTGATCCAGCTCACCGCCACCGACATCAACACCCTGACCAATGCCGATGATGGCGCCGATCAAACCATGTCGAACGTATCGGCCGATGCCATGGACATCGCCGCTACGCGCACGGACGCCAAGGCATATAGCTATCTCGACAACTTCGCGCAGTCGATGAAGCGCTGCGGCGAGGTGTATAAGTCGATGGCCCGTGAAGTGTATGTCGAGGAAGGCCGTATCGTTGATATCGTGGGCGAGGATGGCGGCGAGGATACTGCGATCCTTCAGGAGCCGTATACCGACCAGACTGGCAACTTTTCCATTCGCAATGATCTGTCGAAGGGGAAATACAAGGTTGTCACCGATGTAACCGAGGCCACGGCCACCAAGAAGGATAAAACGGTCAGAAACAGCCTGAGATTGGCCGAGATCGCCATCCAGGCCCAGGATATGGAAACGGCCCAAGCGGCCTATGGCACTGCGGTGCTGAATTACGACGGTGAAGGGCTCAATGATCTGCGCGACTGGATGCGTCAGCGCCTGATCCGCCTTGGCGTCGTGAAACCCTCCAAGGAAGAGGCGCAGCAGATCGCGCATGAGCAGGAAAATCAGCAGCCTGACCCGCAGGCGCAGGCATTGCAGGCACAGGCTGCCGCCCTCGCAGCAGATGCGCAGAAAAGCCAGGCGCTCACCCAGAAGGCCGTTGCGGACACAGGACTTAGTCGGGCCAACACCATCAAGGCGCTGGCTGACGCACATGCGACGAATGCCAAGATCGGTGAAGAGTCGATCGATGCCGCGCATAGCCGTGACATCGCCACACTGGATGCGATCACGCATCTTCATGAGGCCACCAAGCCAGAAGCAACCACCCCAGCGACTGCCGGCTGAAACGGGCAAGAGGAGCAGCGAACATGATTATCGATGACGAAGAGCGCGATGGCCTAGGCGACGCCCTTGACACCTCTGATGAGGTCCAGATCACTGGTGGTGAGCCAGGTGAAGGTGAGGCCGGTGCCGAGGGCGAGCGGCATGACACCGATGATACATTCTCGATCACATTCGAAGGTGAAGAGCCTGAGGATGACGAGGCCGCGCCAGCTTGGGCTAAGGATCTTCGCCTTCGCCACCGTCAAATGGCAAAAGAAAACGCTGAATTGCGTGGGCGGGTCGCGCACCAAGAACAACCAAAGCCCATCGAAGTCGGCCCAGAGCCCACGATGGAAGACGAGGATGTTGACTGGGATCAGGACAAATTCCGCGAGAAATACCGCCTATGGACTGCGCGGTCAGCAGAAGCCGAGCGCCTGAAAAGCGATACCCAGAAGGCGCAGGAAGAGGCGAAGCGGCAGTGGGAAGGTGAACTTGCCGCCTACCAGGAGAAAAAGCGCGCCATCCCCGTGCAGGATTTTGATGACGCTGAGAGCATGGCCACGTCCAAGCTCAATACCATTCAGCAGTCGATCATCGTGAAGTCTGCCGATGATCCCGCCAAGGTCATCTATGCGCTCGGCAAGCATCCGGGAAAGCTCGATGAGCTGGCCAAGATCACCGACCCTCTGAAATTCGCCAAGGCGGCGTGGAAATTGGAAGGACAACTGAAGGTGATGAAGAAGCGAGCCCCCGCCCCAGACACGCCTGTAAGGGGGTCTGCGCAGATTTCGGTCAAGGCGGACAAGGAAGAAGAGCGCCTGGAGAAAGAAGCGCTGAAGACCGGCGATATGACAGCGCTGCTCAAACATCGACGCGAAAAGAGGAAGCAGGCTGCTGCCTGATGGCTATTGACCAGTAGCCCTATTGAGAATAGGGTGATTGTCGCTTCATTTCAGCGCACCTCCGGCTGTGACGGGAGAGACACGAAGCGCCTAGCGGCCACGCCGCTTCTCGTGTCTCTCTTCGCAGGTGATCTGAAATGGCTAACAGCTTTTCCAAGCAGGAAATCGTTGCATTCGACAAGGCTCTAGAGGGCTTTGAGGATGCGCTCGTTATCTCAAAGGCTTTCGGCAAATACACGCTTGAAGGCACCATGGCGGAACGGGCTTTCAACACCGTATGGCGCCCCCAGCCTTATATTGCGCAGTCGTTCACGGGTCTGGATCAGACATCGAACTTCAACCGCAATTACACGCAGCTCTCGGTCCCGACGACGCTTAGCTTTAGCCATTCGGTTCCGCTTACGCTCTCGGCGTTGGAGCTTCGTGATGCGTTGCAGGAAGAGCGTCTTGGCAAATCGGCGATGCAGCGCCTTGCCTCTGATATTAACGTCGATTGCTCCAATCTAGCGGCGCTGAGCGGTACGGTCGTTATCAAGCGCACGACGGCGGCATCTGGTTTCACCGATATTGCCGCTATCGATACGGCTTTCAACCGCATGGGCGTGCCCATGAACGACCGAAAGGTCATGTTGAACTCCGGCGACTATAATTCGATGGCCGCTGATCTCGCGGGTCGCCAGAACTTGGCCGGCAAGACGCTCACGGCTTATGAGCGCGCCTATATGGGGCCGAATGCGGGCTTCGACACCTATAAGCTGGATTATGGCTACCGCCTCATCGCCGCAGCGGCAACTGGCGTTACCATCACCAACACGCAACCTCTGTATTATACGCCCGTATCGACCACGCTGAGTGCCGATGGACTGACGCGTATCAATGTGGACAATCGTTACCAGACGATTTCCATTGCGGTGACCTCAGGCGCAGTCAAGGTTGGCGATGCGTTCACCATTGCCGGCGTGAACGAAGTTCACCATATTACGAAGGCGGACACCGGATCGCTCAAGACGTTCCGCATCACCGCGATCGTTACGGGCGCTGGCGGCACGGGCACCGTGCAGATCAGCCCTCCGATCATCTCCGGTACGGGCGGCTCCGATCCGGAGTTGCAGTACAAAAACGTTACTGCGGCCCCCGCCAATGGCGCGGCCATAACGTTCCTCAATACCGTGTCGGCCGTGGTCAATCCTTTCTGGCAGGATGACTGCTTTGAAATCATGCCCGGTAAATATGTCCCGGCGCAGGATAGCGGCATGGCGGTAATGTCCGCCACCACTGACAGCGGCATCACGGTGGTGATGACCCGTCAGGGCGCCATTGGGGATCTGTCCACCAAGTACCGTTGGGACACCTTCTATGGCCTGGTGAACCTTCAGCCTGAGATGTCGGGCATTGAGATCTTCAATCAGACGTAAGCCCATGGATATCCAAGGGCTTCTCATATTCTGAAGGATTTTCAACATGACCGACAAGATTCAGAAGATCACGACTGATGAAACGCTGCCGGATATCTCCAAGGCGGATGTCAAGGAAGCAAAGCTGGATGGCGTCAAAGAGGCCATTACCGAAAGTGCCAAGGCGCGTTTCAAAGCCACCGATGGCGTCGAGAGCAATGACCCCCAAGTGGAGGTTACCAAGACGAGCGACGTTTTCCATCTCCAAGACCTAGTGGATATGGAGCCGGACGCTCTGAAGAAGCGCCTGGATGGCAAAGACCCCAATACCAGCGTTGCTCTGACTGAAGGGCAGATCGCTGGTCTTCTGGAGGTGGAGCGCTCGGGCAAGAACCGGACGGATATTGTCAAGGTGCTATGCGACCGCCTCGCCATCAAGACGCCTTACGAAGTGACTGATGCGGGTCCGAACTACACTAATGACGTAAACCGCACGGTGGTGAAGCCGCGTGGCTGAGGGCGCCGAATATCCGAAGTGCCTCTATCGTCTCGGTTCCCAAACGGAAGTCTGGGGCCGGATGATGGACCTTCGGACGGCGCTTGATGGTGAAGATGAAGCGGCTGCCCTGGAAACTGGGTGGTCGCTTCACCCCCTTGATTGCACCGACGAGCCCGACAGCGACGCCCCTAAGCGTCGTGGCAGGCCGCCCAAGTTAAGGACGGACGATGGCGACGCTTGAATATCATGTCGATCGCAGGGGATACCCTGGTTACACGGTTTCCACCACCACCCCGATGGGCAACACCTATCGCCAAGTAATCCCCGCCTTTTCGCTGGTTAATCCTGACGGCACATCCCCTGCTGTCGGCAGCGCCGTTGACCCATATAGCACCACTGCGGTTCCTAGCAGTTCCACTGGGTCAGCTCTAACGCCTGTAGTGGCATCCGGCGCAACGTCCCTGGTCGTGAAGAACAGTGCTGGTAACTTTTACGGTGGCTCGATGGTGGCTGGAGCCACGGCGGGTTTCCTGATCGCTTACAATGCGACTGCCGCACCAGCGGGAGGCGCGGCACTGACGGCGGCACAGATCTTGTCGGTGGCGCCGGTATCGGCCAATGGCTACGGCGCGATAGGCGATTACGCGATCCCTGATCGTTTCTCGACCGGGGTGGTGCTGCTCTTCTCGACCTCGACGACTACTTACACCGTGCCGGCCAATGCCGCCCTCTTCATGCGAGGGCGTGCCGCATAATGCCTGAAATCAGCGCATCCGGGCTGAGTGTTGCCGATGTAACGGCGCTTATTGCCGCACAGGTCCCAGGGTTGCTGCCGACCACGTTTGTTGGTGGTGGTGCCTACATGACCATCGACCAGTTGCTGACCACCTATCCGGCCGGCGCTGCCTATGATGGCATGTATGCGAATATCTCCAACTTGTTCAACGGCACCAGCACGACTGGTGCCGGCGGCGTCAAGGAAGTTCTCAGGTGCCGGCGCGACATCAGCAACGGCCTATATGCTTGGACCATCCAGCGCGAGGCCTACAATAACACAGCCGCTGCTGCCACAGGCTCCTTAACGCTGCTGCCTCTGATAACGCCGCCAACCCTGCGGTTGACCGGCACGCTTACTGGCAATCTGAATGTCCAGCCGTCATCGGTAAACGCATATATCGGCCTCAGACAGAGGGTTATTCAAAATAGCACGCTTGGCCTTTTTGCCACGACAATCACCGGCCTCATTGGTTCCAATATTACCTTGCTTGGGAACACCGTGCAGGACTTGGAATTCACGAACACTGGTTGGGCAAAAGCATCCACATAGGAGGATATAATGGAATGGAATCCCGATGATGTCGTGTCGGTAACTTGCATTGAGAATACTGATCCAAAGTATGTTCGTATTGTTCTTCTCAATATGCAGGCTGAAGATATCCCGTATACTTTCTATCAGCTTATCCAGCAGCCTCTTGGTCTGCCGGATATCGTTTGCTGATTGTAAACTGGCGTGATCGTCACAACCACCACCAAGCGCACGATCGTGGATATGGCGTATGAAGAGTGCGCCCTGGCTGGTTATGAGTTTGATGTAACGCCCGAAGAGACACTAACCGCTCTGCGTCGGCTTGATAGCCTCATGGCCGCTTGGCAGGCGCAGAGCATCTATATCGGCTATAATTTCCCGCCCGCCCTGGGTGAAGGCGATCTGGATGACCCTAGCGGCATCCCGGATGTGTTCCTCGACATCGTGGTGATGTCGCTGGCCATGCGGATCGCGCCACGTATGGGCAAAACCATATCCGCTGAGACGCGCACCGAGCTGGCGAAGCAAATGTCATCTTTGCGCGCGCAGACCGCGATCATCCCGGAGCGGCCGCTTGCGCGCGGCACGCCCGCCGGTTCCGGGAGGCGACAATGGTGGCAATGACGGCCGGCTGGTATTGTGGGCCTTACGCCTATAGCGACCCCTCTTTCCCCACCTATCCCGACATTGAGCTGGTTAGCGTTGCCGCAACCGCCGGAACGGCTTTTTCGACATTCATCGCTAACTCCCAAGGCTCTGACATCCAGATTCTTGATGCACCAGAAGGTTATACGGTCAGCAGCATGGACGATGGTTGGTATTTGAACGGCGTTGGACTTCAGGATGGCAGCGATCTGGTCTTGCTGATCCAGAGTGGCGCCGGTGTCCGTAACCGGACCTTCCGCTTCACTATTCAAGTCGCCGGCAGCGATGCAAGGTTCGACAGCACCAATCTCACCTTTGACAGCACCGACCTCACTTTTGACAGGGATTTTTAAGATATGGCCTACCAGCCCATCAATCTTGGCACGGCGGCCAATGACGGTACTGGCGATACGCTTCGTGAGGCCGGTAACAAGATAAACAGCAATTTCACCGAAACGAACGCGGCGGTTACAGCGGCGCAGTCCACCGCGTCCGCAGCGGCACCTGCCACTAGGCAGCTGTTGGCATCCGGGATCGCCAGTGGTGGGGGCGACTTGTCCTCGGATGTGACAATCACGGTCACCAAGGCAACCGGCGCCGAAGTTGTCGCCGCGACCAACGATACCCATGCGGTTACCCCTAAAGCACTGGCGGATGCAGGTATCACGCCAGGCAGCGGGGGCGGTGTCCCCACAACCCGCACCCTCACTGCGTCCGGACTGGTGACGGGCGGCGGCGATCTCAGCGCGGATCGCACGTTCACAGTCCCTAAGGCTAGTTCCAGCGAAGTTGCAACCGGCACCAATGACACCAAGGCAGTGACGCCGCTGGCCATGGTCGCGATTTCCTCTGCGGTTCCACTGTCCACCAAGATGCCGAAGATCAGTTGGCATGGCGACAGCATCGGCCAGCTTGCGGGCTATCTGGAACCGGCAAGCCCATTGTTGTGGTCGCTGGCCCGACAGCCGCGTAGCATGGAGATGCTGCGCAACGGCCAGGATAACGGCTCGGGTTCAAACGAAGTCGGTGGCAACTTCGCCGTCAGTGGCTCGATCAGCGGCCCCTTGTATTCCGGCCTCAATCGCACCGGCTCCATCGTCAATGCGGGCACTACGGATAATATGATCGACAGCGCCCGGCTTGCTCGTATCGCCGCCTATGCGCCAGACATCATGTTCATCGAGATCGGCTCCAACGAAAGCAGCATCGCTGCGGCGCTGGATGGGACCATCCTTAACGTCAAGGATCTGATTGCCGCGAACCCCAACCCACGCAAGCGTGTCGTGATCTTCGCCCCCTTCCCCAAGGCGAATTACGACAAGCATGTCATGGACTATACCCGCTGGGCCGAACAGATGGCCCGCAACACACCAGGTTATCACTTCGTGGATTGGCGCGCCTATTCGGTTGACGAGAATAGCGCCACTGGTGCGCCGCTTTCCACCATGTCTTCCGATGGCGTTCACCCACAGGCACCATTCGGGCGGTTGGCCGCGTCTCAGGTTAGCGATCTACTGGACCGTCTCGGCATCGAAAAGATTTCCCCGCGCGGGGTCAGTCAGTCTGACGTGTATGATGCCACCAATGCGCCTGCGGGCAACCTGATGGGCACCAGGGGCCTATTCTTGGGCACGGGCGGTGTTGTAATCGGCGGCACCGTCACGGGTTCGCTGGCGGCGAACATGTTGTTTTCGACCAGCAACAGCCAGCTCACGGCCGCCGGCACCAAAGGCACGTTCACCGATCGTCGTGGCCAGGTGCATCAGGCGCAGATCATAACCTTCGGAACGTCGGGCGGTGCGCTGGCCGGAACCTATGATTTCCAGATTATCATCCCGAACATCGCATCTCCTCCGCAGGGCAAGCGCCTTTACTCTCAGCTTTTGGCGCAGTTCACCAACCTCGCGGGTTGCTCGGCAATCGGCTACAGCCTCGTGAACTCCAATGGCACCGATTGTTCGGTACAGATGGGCTATCCGCTCACCAACCTTCAAACCAGCCTTGCCATTTTCCCCACCAGCGCAACGCCGGAGAATATGGATTTGGTCAATCCAACTGTCTCTATCGTGAATGCTGACAATACCTCTCCGCTCAATCTGACGATCACCGCTCGCTTCTTCTCGGGCTCGACCCCAGCAGGCACGATCGCCTTTGGCGCCGCTGGTGTATGGCCAGAAATCACAGCGCCCTGATGGGCATATGGGGGTTTATAAGACAGATGCTGACCCGTATCGCCAAATTCATTGCGGTGAGGTCGGGCGGCACTCCGCCTGGGCCGACGCTTGGCGCGCTTGATTTCTCGGATCATGATTTCGTTACCGGAGCGCCCAAGAGTGGCACTATTACCGGAGCCACCAGCGGTTCTACCATCAGCGCGGTCGGGTTGCCGCTTGGGTTCACGATCAATGGGACGGCGCGCACTTGGGGCTGGGACGGCACAGGAATAGCCGGTGATACGACTTTTACCCTGATCGAGACTTTGGCGGGTGCGGCCAATACGCCTCACAGCTCGCTCGTCGATATCTCAGTTAATGCGGACAGCGATTACGAATATGGCGTCAACCTGCCTCAGAGCGGAGTCTATTTCAACGGCATGACGGCCTTTGCCGATCTCATGAAGGGCTCGTCATGGATCGTCAACACGTCGCTTGTGGCGCAGCCAGGGCAGTCGGAGGTGCTAACCACTTTCCCATTCCAGGGCGGTTACACGGGAACCGGCCTTGCTCGCGGGGTGGCGTTCGATAGCTATATCCCCGCCGACTATATCGGCCTCAATGCCAATGGCTATCCCACGCAGTATCCCAGTCCAAACTATACGTTACCATTCACGGCGTCGAACCTCGAAGCCATCGCCGGTTGGACCGCAACTCAGACGGGCGGTGTGGCCGGCAATTTGGCCACCAATGGCACGCTCCTCAATGTCACGGGCGGGGCATCGGTTGCCACCGCACGGGTGGTTACGCGCCGGCTGTTCGACACCAGCGGCGTGGTGAATTTCGGGAAGTTTTCAGCCTTCCCATCAGTGCCCTTCTGTTGCCGATGGACCGATGCCAACGATGGCGTCTATGTCGTCGCCACCACGTCCGGACAGATCGATATCTGGAAGATCGTCAACGGGGCGGCGCCTGTCAGAGCACAGCGCTATACGGGCAATTATTTCACGTCACCTACCGGATTGGCGCAAATCACCACCTATACGGCGGGTGGAACGTTTACTCTCACGTCTTCAAGCGTCATCCAGGCGCGATTCGTCCCAGGCAACATCGCAGCGCCGACCACCATCCAGCTTTTTCTTGATCTGACCGGAGGTGGCACCTTCCTTCAGATTGGCGCGGCGGAAGGCTACGTCATCGGGGATGTGAAGCGCTCGGACGCCTATGGCTTTGGTACGTTCGGCGCCAGTGGCAGTGTCGGACTGCTAACCTCTACGGGTGACTCCACGCTCGCCAAGCGCATTCCTTATTTTCTGGCCGTTGGCTGGGGCGGCAACCATGATTTCACCTGTGATGCGCAGCTCAATTGCAGCGTCAACAACCCCTTCGATGGCACCACAGCAACGTTCAATGTCGCGGCCGGAACTGGCGTCATCAATGCGCCAGAGATCACAACCCATATAGGCAATGCCTATTTCGACCGAAACATTGTCGTATCCGGCTATAATGGGATGCCCAGAACGCTGCCACCTGGCGGCATCACCAAGTTCACGATGGTCCACCAGAACCACCCCGCTGGCAAGATCGTGCATGAAGCGCTCAAGGAAACGCTCCGCACGATGCGCGTGACCTATTACCGCGCCATGGATCTCACGAACACCAATATAGACAATTTCAGCCCCGAGCCGCGCAAGACCAGAACGGCGGCAAATCGGAATACCGTCGCCATGTCTTCATGGGGTGCGCATAGCGGACCTCCCGAGGAGTGGCATGCCGAATTGATGAATGACTGCAATCTCAGTCTTCACCTCAATATCAGCCATGACAGCGACAGCAGCTTTGCCACTGCGTTCGCAGCCAAACTTCGTTCGCTCGTGCCGACAGGCTTGGGGCGTTGGCTGGCGCCCGAGCGCTCCAACGAGGTATGGAATGGCCAGTTCGGGCAGTGCCAAGCCAATGAGGCGGCCGCTGCATCCAATGGCATTTTCAGCAACCAGCAATACTGTCAGGACGCCACCACCACCGTGCTGGCAGCGAAATCCGGGTGGGGCTCCGAAGACTTCTATGGCGTCAATGCCTGGCAGCTTCCCTTGATCTGCCCCGACCCTTCCGACGCCAATGCGCTTACCAACGCCAAAAACCAGATCACCGCCGTTCTGCTCTACACAAATAGCGGCCTTGCGTTCGATCGTTTCTATACGGCCGGATATTTCAACGCGGCGACAGCGCTGTTCCTGCCGGGAAATGTGCCCCCTCCGGTCGATACAACCAACAGATCGACCACTGCGGCGTCACTGGTGACCAATACGCCCAACGCGATGTCCTATGTACTGGACGCGCTCGAAGTGGTCGATCTGGCAGTCAGCGAATTAACCGCTGGCCGTGTTAAAACAGGCAATTACGAGTGCCTTAATCACACCACCATCCCATCTTATAATCTGACCGACAGCGCCCAGACCGAGCTGGGGCTGTATGATTATTACACCAGCGAGCCACTACGCGAACTGATTGCCAATACCTATCTACCGGGGCTGAAGGACCTATCCACAGCGCCAAGGCCGTCGAGCAGCGCGCTATTCACGCTGTGCGCAAGTCCGCCGAACTCGGACGGCCTCAGAACCCAGTTTGGCATATTGAGCCGCCTCAATGACTTCACGACGCTGGCGGCGGCTCAAGCGGTCGTTGACTTCGCGGAAGCGGAAATGCCGGTGCGCTCATGACCCAAATTCCCATCCTAAGCGGGATTTACACCGATAACAGCGCTGACTTCAGCATCTCCTATCCTGTGAACTTAGAGCCTGTGGTGCTGGATAGCGGAATTTCCAAGGGCCATCTCCGCTCCGCCTCAGGTGCAAGAACGCTATCGCAGGGTAACGGTGGGGATCGTGGCGCCATCAACTGGCGGGGGGGGTGTTATCGTATTCAAGGCGGCAAGCTCGTCAGCATCGCCCAAGATGGAACCATAACGTTCTTGGGCACCGTTGCGAACGATGGTGCCCCCGTCAGCCTGGACTATAGCTTTGATCGTCTGGCGATCGCTTCCGGCGGCAATCTCTACTATTGGGACGGCGCATCGATCAGCCAAGTGACCGATCCCGATCTTGGCAAGGTCATGGACATGCTCTGGATCGACGGTTATTTCATGACCACCGATGGCACGTCGCTTATCGTGACTGAGCTTAACGATCCCTACGCCGTCAACCCGCTGAAATATGGATCATCGGAGGAAGACCCCGACCCGGTAACCGGCTTGATGAAGGTGCGGGGTGAGGTTTATGCGGTCAACCGCAACACCATCGAGAATTTCCAAAATGAAGGCGGCGGCGGTTTTCCGTACCAGCGCAATCCGGGCGGCGGAATCCCGAAGGGCTGTGTTGGCACGCACGCGAAGGCCTATTTCCTGGAGACATTCGCTTTTGTCGGTGGCGGCAGGAATGAGGCATCCGGTGTATATCTTGCCGGTGCCGGTGAGGCGAAGAAGCTGTCCGATAGCCGACTTGACGATGTGATTGCACTGCTGAGTGAGGAAGAGCAGGCGCAGATCGAAATGGAAAGCCGCGTGGGACGCGACGAACAGCGGCTATATGTTCACCTGCCCGACCGCAGTTTCGTCTATCTGGCCACCGCATCACAGCAGGCTGGCAGGCCCGTATGGTATGAGCTGACGGGCGGCACGGGTCTGGATCAAGCCTATGCGCCCCGTCATTTTGTGCAGGTCTTCGACGGCTGGTATTGCGGTGACGCAGATGGGCATGTCGGCGTTCTTGATGAGGGCATCACGACCGTCTTTGGTCAGGTGCAAGGGTGGCGGTTCGATACGCAGTTCCTCTATGCGGAAGGCAAGCGCGCCATCATCAATTCGATAGAACTGGTTGGTTTGCCCGGCAGGGCTGGCTTCGGCTCGCAATCCACGGTTTTTATGTCCACGACACTGGATGGTCAGACGTACAGTCAAGAGCGCCCCATCAAGGCTGGTGGCTTCGGACAGCGACGAACGCGTGTCGCGGCACGGGTGGGCAAGCGCATCGACAATTACATGGGCCTGCGCTTCAGGGGTGCCGATACCGGGCTTGTGGCCTGGTCACGGCTTGAAGCGGTCCTGGAGGCGCTCAATGGATGATCTGTTGCCCAGCACTGTGCCGCGCAACGAGCTGGCCAAGGTATTTGGCTCTCCGCGACTGATCGTGGCGTTTGAGAACACGTCCAAGAACACGTCCATGCTTGCCGATGGCGTTAATAACGCCCAGGTGGCAGCGGATGGCGCGCAGTCGGATGCTACGACCGCACTAGGCGGTGTGGAAGACCTTAAGCTGCCAACCTATCTGACGCTGTCAGGCGCGAATGTTTTGGCGAATGAGCGCAAGATAGCCTTTGGAGGGCCGGGCTGGTCGTTCACCGATGGTGGCGCGGGTGATTTCTTCACGATCATGTTCAATGTGTTGACCGCCCTCGGCTACGTCCCGGCGAACAGGGCTGGCGACACTTTCACGGGGCCGGTTACAGTACAGGGCAGTATTGACGTGCAGGGTCAGGCGCGTTGCGATTCACTGCGTATCGATCAGAATCCCACCGCGACAACGACCGCTTCGACGCACAGTATCCCGGTCAACTTAAACGGCACCACCTATTACATAAGGCTTAGTTCCACGCCTTGACGATTGCCTGTTTATCGGGCAGAAAGGTTGTGGTCGTTTAACGTGCGGCGCCGGCACATTGCAACATGGATTTGCAATGGCCTCCTTGCCGCAATCAGACATTTCAGCATATCGGACGTTTGACCCTTCTGAGGTCAATGCGATAGTCAACCACCCGGAAGTATTGCCGGGCCTTAATTTAGGCTTGGCGGATGAGCTTGATGTCGCTCCGCTATTAGAAAATCCGCGCAATATCTGTCTAATGGGGGATTATGGCGGGCTATTGTCGGTATGGTCTGCGCCAGGCGTCTACGATCTGCACGATTTTGTTCTTCCTGGCGGCAGGGGAAAGTGGGCTCGCCAGTTCGGCGTAATAGTCCTCAGAATGTTGTTTGAGAGCTATGACGCGCGAATGCTCTGGGCACAAACGCCTGTCGATAACCGTGCATGTCGCCTGTTCAATCGAATGCTAGGCTTTAAATCGCATGGCATTGAGCAAGTTCACCTTGCGCCAAATCTGGCGCCGATCTCCATGGAAATCTTCACGATGGATTGCTCGACATGCCAGTAGCCGCCCCTCTTGCCATTGCGGGCGCCACGATCGGCGGTAGTCTTATCTCGTCAAGCGCCGCCAAGAAAGCATCTAACGCTGCTGCTCAAGCCCAAACCGAGGCCAACCAGGCCGCCATAGGGGAGCAGCAGCGCGAGTTTGATATCAACCAACAGAACTTCGCGCCCTGGTTGGCGGCGGGAAGGCAGGCATTGGGTGGGCAGCTGGACCTGCTGGGGCTGAATGGGGACCCGGCCCAGCAGGCAGGGATTGTAACTCTACAGAACTCACCTTTGTACCAGTCTCTATATCGCAATGGTCAAAACACCATCCTCGCTAATGCCTCAGCCACGGGTGGTCTAAGGGGTGGTAATCTTCAGAACAGCCTCGCCAACTTTGGCTCTGACACCTTAGCCACCGTCATCCAGCAGCAATTGGCCAACTTGGGCGGTCTATCTGGTCAGGGGTTAGGATCGGCGGGATCGTTAGGCAATCTGAACAACGCGACCGGGAGCAACATTTCCAACCTTTTCTCTCAAAGCGGCTCGGCGAGGTCTGGGGGCATATTGGCCAATGGCGCGATAAATTCCAACAACATCAATAATATTTTTAAGTCTATTGGCAGCGTTGTTGGGAACATTCCCGGCCTATCGAGCGGAATAGGGGGCGGTGTTAATTCTTATGGCATCTCTGGTTCAGGAAACATCTACTGATGACTGAGCCCTACAATTATCTAGGACTTATGGGCGGTCTTCAGGGGTTGCCTGATCCACTGACCGCTTACCAGCAGGGCATGGCCGGTGCTCAAGGCGTTCGACAGAATGATAACGTTCTAGCCGATCAGCAACTTAACACACAAATCCGGCAGGAACAGCTTCGTCAGTACCAAATTGCATCTGATCGCCAGCAACAGGCGCAAGCGGAAATTGACGCTGCGCTAAATTCTGGCCACCCCTTGGACTATGCACACTTTCTGGCAAAATATCCGCAACTCAAGGACAGCCTGAAAGCAGCGCATGATGCGCAGACCACAGATGCGCAGGCGACCGATCTTGGCCAAATAGGAGCCGTTTACTCGCTACTGAAAAACGGACAGGTGGATCGCGCCAAGACGCTCATCCAGCAACGCATCACGGCTGATAAGAATGCAGGAAAGGATACCACTTCTCTAGAGGCTATTTTAGAAGAAGCTGGAACCGATCCCAAGCGTGCGGCTAACATTGCTGGTCTGGCGTTGTCAGCTATCGTTCCTGACAAGTTTTCGGCTATATATGAACAACTTAACAAAGGCAATGAAGCCAAGGTCGTCGGCGCTGGTGGCGCGCTGGTTGGTCCCGATGGGAAGGTTATCTACGAGGCGCCAACATCTCCTACGTATCGGGAAGTGGATGGCAAGCTTGTCGAAATTCCGGGTCGTACCGGATCTGACCAATCGTCACCCGCACCCGCCCCAAGCGACCTGTTCAGCAGCATGGTCGGCGTCGAAAGCGGTGGCCAGCAGTTCGACAAATCAGGAAAGCCACTGCGTAGCCCAAAAGGGGCGATAGGCGCGGCGCAACTGCTACCAGGCACGGGTCCAGAGGCCGCCCAACTAGCGGGCTTGGAATGGAATCCCGCCCGGCTGGCCATGGACCGCGATTACAATATCGCCTTGGGCAAAGCCTATTTCCAGAAGCAGCTATCGGACTTCGGCGATCCCGCGCTGGCGGCCGCTGCGTATAATGCTGGCCCAGGACGCGTGCGCGCGGCAGTCAAGCAGGGCGGCGATAACTGGTTGGCCAAGCTTCCTCAGGAAACACAGAGCTACGTCGCTCGCACGGTGAGTAGCCCTTCGTCGAGTAGCCCCGGCCCACACGTCGTGTTCGATAGCGGTCCCGGCTACCAACTTCTGACGCCGCAAGAAAACCAACGGCTCGGGCTCGATCCCAACGTGAAATATCAGCGTTCGCGCGATGGACAGATCACGGCGCTGGGCGGGCAGAGCAAAGCCCAGCTCAAGCAGATTCCCACGCCTGCCGTCACGGGGATCCAGGAAAACCTGTCCACGCTGAAGAAGATCGACCAAGCTATCGACGCGGTAAAGGGCTACCCGAACGCAGTTGGGCTTGGTACCGGAATGCTAGGCGACGCCTTCACCCAACGGCATGATCCGAAGGGCGTTCCGAAGATACGCAGCGCCATCATTCAGGTGGAAAACGGCGCTGGCGGTTCAAGCGCTTCCACGGATGGTGTAAGAGTTGTCTATGATGGAAACTCTGGCGATGGGGGAGATGCGCCAGGAGATACCACTCTCCAAGGGGAGGCTTATCTATCGACCCTATCGCCGTCATTAGCCGCGCAGGTAAAGGCGCTTTCAGAAGGGCGAGCGACTATTCCTACGGGCGCGGCCCTTCGTTCCCCGAAGGTGCAGCAGCTCTTTGCCGCTGCGGCGCAGTACGATCCCAATCTGGATCAGGCCAACGCTAAGACTAGGCAGGCTACCCGTAAAGAGTTCACCAGCGGCAAGTCGGCGGCGAACATTACGTCCTTCAACACGGTCCTAGGTCATCTCGACAGCCTGGATCATGCGATCGACGATCTCGATAACACATCATCACCGCTATACAACGGCATCGCCAATAGGCTTTCCGTGCAAATGGGGCGTAGCAAAGTTACGAACTTCAACACGATCAAGCAGGCGGTCAAGTCTGAGCTGACAAGAGCGTTTCGCGGCAGCTCTGGTAATGTGGCCGATCTAAAGGAATTCGAAGGAAACCTTGACGCATCACATTCCCCAGATCAGCTTCATGAGGCTGTCCGGCAACTCGTGGATTTGCTGGGATCAAGGATTAATGCTCTGGGGGAGCAGTATTCTGCGGGTATGGGGCGATCGACCGATGGCATCAATCTACTCGATAGCAAGGCTCGAAAAACTTATGCTCGCCTGAGTGGAGAGAGTGGCCAGCAAAACGCCGTGCCGACCATCACCACTCCCGGAGCCTATGCGGCATTGGCTTCTGGCAGTAGCTACAAAGACCCCCAGGGAAACATCCGAGTGAAGCGCTAATGGCGAACCCTTGGGATCAGGATGAAATCATCCAACCGACCAAAAGTGACGGGATGATCGATACTGTGACCTCCGCTCCCGCAGTAAGCGGGGGAGCGGCAGAACCTTGGTCGCAGGACGCAATCCAGCAAACTCCCGCCGGCGCTGATCCTGCATCATACGTTCCTCATATGCAGGCACTGTTCGATGCAGGCGCATCAGCGGATGATCTGCGGAAATATGCGCAGTCTCAGGGACTCGATCCAAATGGATTTACCAATCTAGAACGTGGGATCGAGTATCGTGACAACGGCGGCAAGGGGGCCAAGATAGGGTTTCCTGAAGGGTATCAGGCGCAAGCTGGAGAACCGCCGCAGCAGCCGGTCAGCACGGAATTGCCAGCTCCTCAGTCAGCAGGCGACTATCTCGCCTATGGTACACGAAAGGCATTTCAGGGGATTGCTGGTGGCTTGGACGCAATTAACGCTCTGCCACAGCATGTCGCTGATGCATTCTTCAATTCCATAGGATTGCCGCAGCTTTTCGAAAAGCTGGGCATTCCCTATGACAACAGCACCCAGAGCGGCCGTGACCAGATCAAGGCGGTCTTCGATCGCATGAGCACGCCCGATCAGGAAAGCGTGTCAGGCTCAGCGATTGAGGGGGCCGCTGGCATGCTGCCCTATGCGGGTGTCGCAGCACCAGGAGCAGCCGTTGCGTCGGGCGCAGGATCAGGGGCGGCAGCGGAAGTTGTAAAAGAGGCGGGCGGTGGCCCACTGGCCCAACTCGCCGCATCGCTCGTTGGAGGAGGCGCTGTGGCCGCTATGGCAGGTGGGGCTTCGCGCTTGCCAGGACTGCTGCCGCGTAATCGCGTGCCCAATGAGCTTGCCCAAGCGGCCGAGCGAATTGGTGTTGATCTGCTGCCTGCTGATGCTGGTGGTCCTACAACACGTCGCCTGTCTTCAGCGGCCGTTCAAGCGCCATTGTCGGCATCCCCATTAATCACTGCCGGCCAACGTGTTGTCGAGCAGGCCAAGAATGCGCGCGATCGCGTGGCTTCGGCCTTCGGTGCGATAATGAACCCGGAAGCAGCGGGTGAATCGCTCCGTTCTGGCGCAATGGCAACCATCAAGAATACTGGGAAACAAGGCGGCCGTTTCTATGACAAGGCTGCGGCATTGGCCGGAGACGCGCGTGTCGATCTCACCAAGGCAAAGCAGGTGCTGGATGAGCAAATCGCCCAGCTTCGCGAAGTGCCTGGCGGTGGGCAAGGATTAGCTGATGCCGAGACATTGCGATCCAAGCTCAATCGGGATGGTGGTTTCTCAGTGCAGGGCGTCCGGGATATGCGCACTGAGATGTTCGTCGCCCCAGAGTTGCGCGGCGGACCTGTTGACCGCCGCATGCGCCAGATTGTGAACGCCGCCGCCCAGGATATCGAGGACGGCCTACGTGCGCAGGGTAAAGGAGACGCCGCAGATGCCTTCAAGGCCGCAGATGCATACTGGAAAGATCGTCTTGATTTGATTGACAATGTTCTCAAGCCCATTCTCGGCAAGGCCGATACGAAAAGCGGAGAAGAGATATTCAAGTCCATTGAGCAAGCGACAAAGGGAAATGCCAAGCGACTGAATCGTGTTCTAAAGGCGTTGCCCGAGGAAGAAAGTGGTATCGTAAGAGCATCGCTCATTGGCAGGCTCGGCCGCGCGCGAGACAGCGCGCAAAATGAGGCTGGGGACGCCTTCTCGCTGGAGACATTTCTATCAAATTGGAGCGCCTTGTCTCTCCGGTCAAAGAACATATTGTTCGGCTCTGAATACCGCGCGACAATGGATGATCTAGCGAAAGTGGCGGCAGCGTCACGCAAGGCTGGCGAATATGCCAATAAATCCAATACGGCTGGCGGTATCGCCGGCCAAATTGCGATTACAGGAGCTGCGGGCCTAGGGGGCATCCAAACATTGGGCACCTCCTTGGCGGCGCAATATGGCGCCGGAAAGCTGTTGGCCTCGCCTCGTTTCGCAAGATGGCTCGCATCTGCCGCCAAGAAGCCCAACCCTACCGCTTTCCGTCAGCAGATAGGGCGTCTCACGGCCATCGCCGCAGCCGAGCCGCATATCGCCAACGATGTGCTGGCGTTACAAGAGCGCCTGGCCAGTGCCTTTTCTTCAACTCCAGTCCGCGCGGCCGCTGAAGAAAAAGACGATCGACGGCCAGAACCAGTACGTTAACGCCAACCATATCCAGAAACGAGGCGTGCGGATCATTGAAAGCATGAAGGCGCGATAGTCTATCCACTTTCATTGCACCAGCATTCATGCCATAAATTGCTATCGGCCGTTGATGCCTGCGCCGGGGCACACAATCCATATTGGATATGCGTGCATGCCCCTGCTTCAGATCAGCGTTCCATCGGAGTATCTTGCCGATCTCAATGGCGATGCGCTTGATGGCGGCTACGTCTACATCGGTGAGCCGAACCAAGACCCAGAACTATTTCCCAAGGCTGTGTTCTGGGACGCGGAAGGTACCGAACCCGCAACCCAGCCGCTGCGAACGATTGACGGCTATGTCGCGCGTGATGGCTCTCCAGCCTCCCCGCACACCGATGGCGCCTATTCGGTCAGGGTAAGAAACCGCCTGGGCGGCCAGATAAGCTATGCCGCCGATGTGGAATTCATCCTTCCAACGGGAATCGTTGAAGCCGATAATCTTATAGATACAGACACTGGCCTATTGGCGATCACCGACAAGATACGATTTATCCAGACGGGCGGAGGCACTGAATACCGCACAGTCCTCAGCAAGCTCCGGGAGCGTTACAGCACCAAGGATTATGGAGCGATTGGAGATGGCGTTGTCGATGACTATGACGCCATCATGGCCGCGCACGACAATGCGCCTGATGGGGCCACGATCCTCGTACGGGGCCCTCATCGCTTCACCAAACCCTTGGTCTTCACGCGCCGCCTAAACTGGATATGCGAAGGCCCTGGCGACTACTTCAAGCCGGATGGACTGACGACGAGCCAAGATTGCATCACGATCACAGGCACGTCTTCGCACTCCCCTGCACAGATCAAAATCAATCTCTACAATGGGGCTTTCGATACCTGTCAGAATGGGCTTGTCCTTCAGAACTTCAACAATTCTGAGGTGACGGCCAATGTGGCGGTTGGCGGCACCGCTTATAACTTCGTCGCGCGCGGGTGCCTGCTGACAAAGTTCAACCTGACCTCATCGGTCAACTACACGAACCCGCTGGGCAGCGCCTATCTTTGCCCCAATCATCTGAAAATCGAGCGCTACAACTCCATCGCCAACAACGCCAACCAATATGACATCCGTTTCGAAGGCCGGGTGAACGGAGTCATCATAGACGATCAGTCTAACGAGGGTGACTCGACATTCTCGGGGACGATCGAGGGCCTGAGTGGCACGCCATTCGCGGCGACCAGTTGCATAGGCTTGAGCTTGAAGGGCCTTCATTTTGAAGGTAACCCCATCGCATCGGCGTTCACGAGTTGCCAGAATCTGTGCATTAAAAATGTCGAAAACATCTCCAGCGCGACAATAGCTCTCTACGCCTGCCGAGGGACCTATGTAAACAATTACACAGGCGGCCTTTCGATCGATGCCGCTTGTATTGCCACCAGGATCGGAGTGATGCGCAAAAGCGTCAACACCGATGTGTTGGCCGATGCCAGCACCTCCACAGAGATGACCCAAGGGATGGTGCTGCCCTCTACCAGCGATGCATTGGACGGAGGTGCGGGCGCATCTGCTCAAGACAACCTGTTCTTCAATCCGTTCTGCGATATTTACGATGCCGGCACGGCCGCTGCTCCAACCGGTTTCACCATTGGATCGGGATCGATCGCAAAAGAGGTTGGGGCGGTCTTTCCAGGAAATCCCAAAGGCGTCTCCGCCTTCGTCGCATCGACAGCCACCACCTTAACCAACGCCTTCCGCATGACGCCTACAAGCGATGTTGCGGTTTCTGAAGAGCGTTGGTACTCGTCAGTTGTCTGGGTCTTTGTGCCAACCGGCCAGCCCGATCTCAATGTCACGATGTTCAATGGCCTGACCTACCTGGGCGGTACGCTGGTGACAGCGAAAGCGACGTGGGTGCCGGTGCGCATGTCGGTTCGCGTGCCTGGGGGTACGGTGCCCAGCGTGGTGGCGCTTCCATACAACGGGACCGCGTTCGTCGCGGGTAACTTCGTCGTTGGCGGCATGTCGCTGGTCTATGGCATCGTTGCACCCAAATACCTGTTCGATAGTGGGCGGCGTGAGGCTCACTATCCGGCATCGATTGGATTTCAGCCATCGTTTGTTGGCCAAGAGGCCCTTGTTGGCGGGGCTTGGTATAAGGCAATCGGCACCAGTTCGGCCGGCGACTGGATGAAGATCACGCCATGATCGATATGGGTCACGACAGCCCCTTGGCGCATCTCGTCCAACCGCTTAGCGAGGCGCGGCTCAATGCAGCCGGCCTCTAATGGATCACGACGGCCCCTTGATCCGGTGGCTATGGCCGATCCTTGCCAGCGTGGCGGGAGCGATCACCGCGCTTTCCTTCCGTCCGTTCCGGCAAATGTCGTCAGCCGAGGTCGCTATGTCGGTATTCGTCGGCGCGACCTTCGCCATTTTCATCGCGCCGTGGGTCAATCACCAAATCTACGGCGACGGCCCGGTCAATATCCGGGTTCTGGGCGCGGTTTACTACGTCATGGCGTCCGGTTCCAATGTGCTTATCCCACTAGCGATCAAGAAACTGAGCCTCGTGTTTGGCGTCAAATCGGCGGAGATCGAATGATGTCCTGGGTCATAGCCAATTGTTTATTGAGCATCCTCGCTGCGGGGTTCGTCTCTTACAAGCTCATATGGTTCGGGGACATGCTGAACCTGGCCGAGCGTGTCGGCATGGGCCTCTTGGGCTCCGCGATGATGCTGACGATCGCCATCCTTTGGGATGTGAACAAGCTCGGCACGCCGTTCGATGGATGGGCGGCCAGCATGATCCGGGTGGGCTTGGTGGTCTATCTTTCCGGTCGTCTCTCGCGCCACATCAGGCATCGTCGGCGCAATGAAGAGCAGAACAGGATAGCCGAGGCTCACCTCGCCGCAAAGGCCATGCGATGAAGCGCGAAGAAGTCACCCGCCTCCAGCTTCGGCTAGGCGTCACGCCTGATGGCATTCTGGGGCGCGACACCTGGCGGGCATTGTTCGCCAAGTTGGGTGCCAGTGTCGGCGTTTCGGTCTCGCTCGCACGCGGGGCCAATGTGCACCTTGCCGCGCACGATATCACGACGCCGCTTCGCATCGCACACTTCACGGCGCAATGCGTCCATGAGACGGGTGGCTTCCGCTGGTTCAACGAAATCTGGGGTCCGACGCCGGCACAGCTACGCTACGAGGGTCGCAGGGACCTCGGCAACACGCAGGCTGGCGACGGCCGCCTGTACGCTGGGCGCGGCATGCTGATGCTGACTGGCCGCGCCAACTATACCGACATGGCGAACAAGCTTGGCATCGACCTCGTGGACCATCCCGATCTTGCTGCGATGCCCGCCATCTCCGTGCTGATCGCCGCGCGCTTCTGGTCGGACAAGAACCTCAACGTCTCCGCCGACGCGGACAGCATCGACATCATCACGCAAGCGATTAACGGCGGGCAGACTGGCTCATCTGACCGCAAAATGTGGCTGGCCAAGTGCAAGGGGCTGCTGCTGTGAGCCGCTTTAGAGGCCCCGGCTGGCCCGATGCACGCGGTTGGATCGGCATGGGTAGCTTTATGCTCACCGTGGCCACCCTTACGATGATCCTGTTCGACCGCACACTGCTGCGCGACGACTTCTTCAAGGTCATCGCAACTGCGATCATCCTAAACGGCTGGAACAATGGCCCTCTTAGTTGGGCCTATTCAGCCACGAAGAGCGGTGGGGAACTGGCTGATCGGAATGCGTCCCTCGTCGAACAGCAAGCCAAAGCCTCGCCGCCGATATCCGATGAGGATAAAAAGACATGACCTGGCTTCTGCGTTTCTGGTGGTCGGTCCCCGTCATCGCCCTAGTCGCGGCGCTGCTCGTGACCCGTGGAACCCTAGCGGACACCAAGGCCACCCTCGCCGACACACGCGCTGCCTACGAGGCCTTCCAGTCCGATGTGAAGACCAAGACCGCTCAGGCGAAGGCGGATGATGCGGCACATGCCCTCGATGTCCAGAACCAGCATGACGATCTTAACCAGGAGGTGGCCAATGCCTACCAAAGCAAGCTCGACGATATGGGCAAGCGCTATGCTGCTCTGCGCATGCAGCTCACCGAAGCTCAAACCCATTCCGGTGTTGGCGGAGCAGCGAATGTGTCCGGCCCCGTGGCAGGCACCGGCCACGCTCTTACAGCCGCCCAAAGTGACCGACTTCTTAACCTCCTACGAGAAGCTGATGAAAACACCCTGAAGCTGATCGCGCTTCAGCGGGCGGCGTCTGAACAAGCGAAGGTGAGATGACCTATTGAGAGTTGCGGCTATGCGACGAGGAGAAAACACCTGTAATGGTGCAGAAGGCTAAGGTGCCCATGACTACAAACAGGATGAGGAACAAGATTTCTAATTTTGACGGGCCGACCTTACGCCGGGAGCGCAGTTCCACCTTTGCCTTTGGCGTGGGGATGCTCGGGTAATCAAGGCAATAATCCATATCATTCATATCTTTTTCCATTCCAGCGTTTCCTTGGCGTCGATACCTAACCGATCCTGTTCTTATGACCCAGTGCCGTCAACCGCCATCCAAGCCGAAGCAGCGGCTAGGGCTCAGGTGACGCGACTGGAGGGTTGATCCGCTTCCCCAATTCCGTCCCGCCACCTATGCAAGTCACTGATATCATTTGACCGGAACAGACCGTGAAAGTCGGGACGCGGCATTGAAATCATTGCCGTTTTTGTTTCCACGGCGAAGACACGGGTTCGAGTCCCGTTGGGGTCACCACATTGATATTGTTGGGTTATTTTGCGCCTTTTTCTCGGCGTCCCGGCCCAATCGCGTAAACCGTCCCGGCTCTGACTTTCCTGGCCACACCTTGCGCGATCTTCAACACGCGCACCCGCTTCGTATAATGACGCACCATATCAGGGCTCATGCCTGTGAGCGCACCAACCTGCTCGTCCGTCAAACCCATCTCGACGAGATAGCAGGCCGCGTTCTTTCGCAGGCCGTGGAACGTGAACTCAGGACGGCCGACCTTCGCCATCAGATCCACGATCCGCTCCCGTAGCGTCCCTGTGGACTGAAACGGACGACCCGAGCGATCATAGAGCAGGGTCACCGCCCGCCGGGGTATCTTGCCCAGCTCAGCCACCCACAGCGGGTGCATCGGCACGGCAACGGGCTTACCGGTCTTACCCTGCTCCAACTGCATGATACGGCCGTCATGCCAGCCATGCTGCATCTTGATGACATCACCGATGCGCTGGCCGGAGCATAGACCGGTGATAAGGGCAAGGCGGGTCATGGGCGACGCCAGATCAAGCGCCCGCTCGATCACCTCATTTGGCCACGGCTCATGCTCACCGAGCGGCAGCGCGGGCACACCGGCAGCGGGGTTGTCCGAGCGCCAGTCTCGTTCACAGGCATAAGCCATCATCAGGCGCAGCACGGACAGGTAATTATTCGCGGCGCCTGGCGTGTCGGCCATGTCGTCCCGAATACGGTAGATGTGCGCTGGCCGTAGACCTTTGACTGTACCATTCCGATGCTCGGCGGCGATCCTATCGACATAACGCAGGTAATTGGTGCGTGTAACCGGCGACAGCTTGCGCTTGGCGAGGGCCGCGCGAAAATCGATCGCCAACGCTCCGATCGTTCCCGCTGCGGGCGGGATAGGCTTGTTATCGGGACGATCGGCATGGGCATATGCCGCAGCAAATGCTGGATCTGACGGATCGGGCAATCGAAGATAGGTGTCCTTCCCGCCGACCTCGCGCCGGTAATAGGTCCGCCCTGCCTTCTGGCAGACGTTCCTCATTCTAAGTGAGCCCAAGACGCATCCCCGCCAGCTTGCTTCCGATCGACCGCCGCAAGGGGCAGAATCAGAACCCGGCCATCAGGGGACACTTCAACGCCGGCAACGTCAATCCCGCACGCGCGCGCACCCTCGACGGCGCGCTTGATCGCGGCCTTCGTCGGGTAATGCTGGCGTGCAGGAGCGCCCACTTATCTCACTCCCCCTCAACTTGCGCGGGCGGTGCAGGGAAGTCTTCGATCATTTGCGAAAATACCTTGTTCGCAAAGCGCGATGCTTCGGCGTAGTCAAAGTCATCAGCCTCCTGCGGCGTGGACGCATCGGGGGTGGAGGCGAGGAAAGCACGGGCAAGAGCTTGTGCGATTGTCCATCCGGTGAAAGGAGCTTCGGCACACCGCTGAATTACCTCCCTCGCCCGCGCAAGTTCGCGCTCTAGCTGGGCGGTTACACGGGTGTTCCAAGCTGCAACGGTCTGGTCGTGAAAGAAGCGCGGTATCTCAGCATTGCAGCCCGAACACATGACCCAATAGCCGTCTTCTTCGTCTCCATAAACCATCGGATTCGGCCTTCCGCAAAACGGACACGGCAATAGCTTATCCATGCTCCCCTCCCAAGAATGTGGTGCGGATAGCTTGGGTGATGTAGCTTTTTGCAAAGTTCCAGCCTGTCCAAGATTGAGCAGTGCCGATCCCTTTAGAAGGGATTTCTTCACTAATTTTCGCACAAGCCTCAGCGGTAAGGCGGATGGCTGCTCGGGCGATGAAGGCATACGATCCTGATGCACCAACTCGTGCAAGAATTGCACAAGTTGCGGAAAGCCCCTGCTCGCTCGCTTCCCGCGCGATCTTGGTGACAATATCTTCGGTCATGGGCGGCCTCCTTTCTGCGCGATACTCGCTAAGCAGCCAAAGAACGCGATTAGAATGAAACCTATTATTCCAATCAATGGTCCAGCCTTCCCGTCAAAGAAGGATAAAACAAGGCCGACTATCGGCAGCATCAAAGCGACTACAGAGCCTATTCCAATCCATTTCGGGTAGTGTTGCACCTTACCCATGTTCTGCATCCTTGATGCTGGAGAGGGTGGAGCGGGCGCAGGCGGCATTATCGACCGCCTCCTGCTTGATGTCCTGAAGGGCGATCTTCCAGACAGTCGCACCTAATTCTTCGCCATCTTCGATACGGGTTTGCGCATGGTAGGCGTGATCGTCGAAATCGGCTGCTGCTTGCTCCAACGCCCCCACCGCCTTCGCCTCAGCTGCTTGGGCTCGGGCTAAAGTGTCAAATGGTTGACGACTTTCCAATGCTCGCTGGATTGCCTCCACCGCCCATGAGCTGGGCAACATAAAATGTAAGCCTTTGCGGGCCATATACGCCTCAACTGGAAACTGGGGTTCCATATACGCCGCTAAAATTTCCCTGGCGTCGGACGTTCCCCTGATGGAATCCGGATCATGCATGGCATGCATTCTGTAGCCAATGGCCTCGCTCGCGTTGGGGTTATCGGTCATGCCGTCTCTCCGTCGAGAAGCATCCGGCCGCCGTTGAAATATGCAGGCCGCTCGCAAGCCATGCACACCAGCGATGATAAAATGATGCCGCGTGCGTCGTGCGCTACGACGGGATAGAAGCCCTGCGGCTCATCGGCCTGCTCTTGACACGGGCAAAGCATGAAGCTGTCCTCACCGCTGGCGGCACGCTTGATCGCAAGGCGCTGCATCAAGGATTGATCGGCATCATCCACGTTCCGTATCCTGTTCAATAAGGTGCTGTCTGACGGCCTCGCCAGCGGCGGTCATCCACCAGTACGGACGAAAGCCCGGCTGCTCGACACGCTCCATGAGCCCGGCCTTTTCAAGCGGCTTCATGATCTTGGACGTGTAGAAGCATCGACCGTAAGCGATGCCACGCCGGATCAATGCGGCACGGCTGTCGGGAGATAGCGCCACCTCTGCGATGCTCGGGGTGGGGGCGGTCATATGCCGCCACCTTCTGCGAAGGCGATGCCCCGCCATTCGGCCAGCAGTGGCAAGGCCCAGCGCGCTTCCGTGGCAACCAAGGCGGCGCCACCGGGCCCGAACCGCGCACTGACCTGATTGCCGCTGCGAACAAGACGCTCCATCTCGCCATCGAGCAGAGGAACAAGGGTAGCGCCGTCTCGCGCGCGAACCGTTGTGAGACCCATCACCTCTCCCCTTCCGGCGACGGCTGGATCAGGGCGCGGACACGTTCGAGCGCTTCGACCAGCGCAAGATCGCGAACGGTGTTAAGACCGCCTTCGTTTAGGAACGCAGTGATCGCGTCCGCAGCCGCCTCCAGCCCCCGGTTGTATTCGGAGGATGCGGGGCGGGCTGGGCGATAGGTCGCAATCATCGGGCACGTGTTGGGAAATCCACCACTATGACGATGCCAGGGCATACCGCAGACTTCGCAATCGGGGTGCTTCATCATGGCGCGCGCTTGAGTGTCAGTCATCAGGCAAGCCTTTCAGGTGAACATCCCGTTCAATCGCGTCGGCAAATTCGTCGGCCAGCTCAACCGCATTTTCTGACCCTTTTCCGCTTGGGTTGGCAATGCGCCGGTCCAAGATCGGAAGAATGAGGTGCCTAGAGCCCAGCCATAATTGCCGTGGTTCACGTTCCGGCTCTGGAAGCCGAGCGCGAACACCTGCACGAAGCTGAGTGCGGCGAGGACGAGATAGCTCATGCGCCCCTCACAGCAGCAGCCCCTGCTGCGGCATCGGTCGCAAGCAGAGCGTCGAGAGCAAGCCACGCATATCCTGCTGCCAGCGGGTGAACCCCGTTACCGCAGAGGCGCAGTCGGTCCACCCGATGGGCCAGCCCATGAGATATTCGACAAACAGCGGGTTCAAGGTGCGGCGCTCGGGCGATGATGTCGGGCCAACGGGGATCCCTGGGACCAGGGCAGAGCAGCGGAAACCATGCTCCACGAAGTTCGGCAACTGGTCCATGTGCATCCGGCCGGTGCCGTTCGTCATCACATGCTCCGTCGAGTTCGCGCCTTTGTAATCTCGCGCCGCCGGTGTCGGCCAATGCGCTGCCTCCCGGCTCAGGTTGCGCCCCTGCGTGGAATGCAAATCCGGCCCTGGCCGCCGCCCGTCGTGTGCTGAGGGCGTGGACCACCGGTCCTGTGCCCAAATCTGCACCTTGTTCCCCAGCGTCAGCCCAAACCCATTGTTCCCATGCTTGAGCGCCTGTTTCGCCTGGCGCGACAGCAGGCGATCCAGATCCTTCGCCTCGAAATTCTCCGCAGTTGCGGTCTGCCATGATGATGAGCCGCTCGCGCTGGTGGCTGGCACCGACATCCGATGCTCGGACGATGCAAGCCGCAACGCGGCAACCCAATCCTTCCAGAAGCGGGACGGCAGCAGCGAGCTGCCCGTCCGCATTCCCCGTGACGTTCTCGCGGAAGAAACGAGGAGCCCCGCTGTCGCCATAGATTTCGATGGCGCGCTCAAGAAGGAATCGCTCGTCTGCTGCGCCAAGCCCGCGACCGGCGACGCTGTTGGGCTGGCAGGGATCTCCGGAAGTGACGCAATGAACGCGTCCAAGCCATGGTCGAGCGTCGAAGGTGGCAAGGTCAGACCAGACAGGCGCCGGAGCCATCTCTCCTGTTTCCATACGCGCGACCAGTGTTCCGGCCGCATAGGCTTCCCTCTCCACGTAAGCGACGCAGCGCGCGCCGGGTCGGGCAAGCTCGACGCCGAGTTCGAGGCCCCCAGCTCCGGCGCAGAGGGCGAGGGTGTGGTATGGTTCGGGACGTAGAGCCATGTCACCGCCCATCTCCCATATCGGATGGCTCCGCCGCGGCGCGGGCGCGATTGATTTCCTGCGGCAGGGCTTCGGCTAGACTGCTCATTTCGCGCTCTCCTGTTCGATAAGGTGTTGTCTGACGGCCTCGCTAGCGGCGGTCATCGCCCAAGTAGGGCGAAACCCTTTCGGCATTTCTCGACGCTCCATGAGCCCCGCCTTTTCCAATGGCCGCATCAGGGCCGCATCGAAGAACGTCCGCCCATAAGCTATGCCACGGCGGCGCAAGACGGCTTCGCTGTTATCGCTCAACTTCCGCGCCACATCTGCGATGCTCGGGGTGGGGGTCACCGATTATATCCCATGACGTAGCGCTTTGCCTCGTCCTTGGTCATCTGTTCGCCAGACCAATCGTTTGTGATGGGACCGTTTATGGCGTCGATGAGATCGCAGATGGCTTGCTTCTGCTCTTGGCCATCGTGCTGCTGCATCGCGTCGGCAAATTCGTCGGCTAACTCCACCGCGCTATCTGAGCCTTTTCCGCTTGGGTTACGCAGCCACCTCACGATACGATCCTGCATGGCCCGAGCCGACGCGATTGCGACTTTTACCTCAGGGTGGTGATCGCAATGGCCGCCCATGATCGTATTGCTGTCGATCGCATGGCCAAGTCGGCGGACAAGCTTGGTCTCAATTTCACGATAAGCAGCCGTTCTCGCCAGCTTTAACAATTCGGGATGCGGCTGGTTGTCATCGGCCATGATTTGCCTCGGATTGGAGGATTTCGCGGACGCGGAGGCCGAGAGATGAAAGGGTCCAGAAACGGCGGCCGATGTCGTGGTCGTCCACCTCCCAAAGGACGAGTTGCAGAGGCGGATCAATGCCGCGTTGCTCACGCCTCAGATCGGTCATTTCCATGAGCGTTCGCCCGGCGGTTCCGATCTCGCGGGCGGTTCGATAGCGGCGGTCCATGTTGAGGATTACGCGCTTCTCGGCGGCACTTAACATCCGCGCCACCGCCTCGGCCTGTTCGTCTGTCGTCATGCTGAACACCCTTGCGTAAGATGATGACGGGCACGGCGCTCCCACTCGGCTAGGTCGCGCTCGTATTGGTCAGCAACCCACAGCGGGATGGTGGCTGAGCGCGTGCCGATCGGGCGGTGTGCATTGTCTTCCCAGGCGTTGTGGCGAGGGGAGTAGCGCTCAAGATCGATGCCAGGCGACATCTCCGCAATCAGGTTGGTGCGTTGTTGCTCATCAAGCTTGCGGGCACGGACGCATAGATCCAAGCCCTCGAAAAGCAGCTTCCGGCAGCACTCGCCCATCACCGCTCCCCCGGCGTAGGGGATGGGGTGGAGAGCTTGTGATCTCCGCGTTCAATGCAAGTCGCCGCGCCGGAGTAGGCGTTCCAAGCGCCGCGTGACTGATCATCGGGCGGCGGATAGGCGTCGTTGTTCTGCAACCGAAGCCACACCACGATTTCACGGCATGCACGGTCATAGCCGCGTTGTTCCCAATGGTCAGGCGTGGGTGCTGGGCCAAAATCAAATGCAGCTTCGCTCATTCCCCATCTCCCGTAGTCGAAGGGGTGACCGTGCTTAGGCGGTATCCGTCCCGGCTTTTGTTCAACGTGACGCGGCGCCCGTTGGCATAGTCCGCCACTAAGACGCGCAGCGCCTCATCCATGTCGAACCATGCCACAGCTTCGATCGGGTTCCCGAAGTCCTTGGACACCCCGTGGCGGCGCAATACATCGCCGGCGCCTTCGACGCCCATGCTGCTGTGTTCCCAGTCTTTGCGAATGCCAATGGGCTTATAGTTCGGATACAGCTTCACGATGCATCTCCCGTAGTCGAAGGCTCCGCAGCGGCGCGGGCGCGGATCATGGCGTCGGCTATATCAAAAGCGTAACGGGCGAAGTCCGCAGCGTTGTCGCTGTGGTTCACGCCCCAAGACGCTCTGTCCATGATGCAGCCGACGAGCGCCTGCCCAGCGAACCAATCGCGCAGGGACATGCCGGGAATGCTGGCAGGGTGGCCAGGATCGCCCATGCACGTCGCCGGAAATGCCGGTCCGCCATCACCTAGCTTTGCTTGGTCAGGAGCGGTCATGCTGGGCCTCCCGCCAATAGAGCGTGTTTTCGACGCCATCGCGGCAGCTATCGATCTCTCCGGCGTCGAACAGCCTATTCAAGCGAGACCGGGCGGTTCGAAGAGGGAGGCCGAAGTAATCCGCCACCTCGCGCGTAGAGCGCCATCCGGTTCCGCCTTGGTCGCGGTCTTTCCTGCCCATGCGCCGGAGGTATCCAGAGATGGTCTCCCGCCGCCCCACCCCCTCGCTGGTCATCGCGCCGGTGAACGCCGCAACCGAGGCGGCTTCGGGTGGGAGGGTGTCGCGTTTATTGGTCATGACACCACGTCCTTCATCTGAAGGCTGTCCATCACTCCGCTCGCCTGCCAGAAGCACACGTCGGCCATGCGAGCGCATTTGATCGCGCGTTCATGCTGCTCTTGGGCATAATCGTAGGCGGCCTTCTCGAACTGGCCGCCGAGCTTGAGCCACATTCGCTGTGTGCGGCGGCTGGCGTTGTCTTCATTAAAGACCATCACCCCTGCCCCTCAGCCTGAGCGATCAGCTCGTCCGTGATGCGCTCGCCAACTTCGGGGAGGCCGAACGGATCTTCGCTGGAACCGCCAAAGTCCTTTTGCTTGGCGTCCGCTGCGATCCGCACTTGGTCATGCAGGTCGGGGAAGTCTCGCTTGAGCTTTGCCATGGCCTTTTCCCCGGCCGATAAGACCGACTGGAGCGCTTCGGCGTCCCCTGCCCCGTCGATGGCCTTGATCTGGCTCAGAGCCCATTGTGAGGCCTTATCGCGGGCTGCGGGCGCTGGGGTCGTGGCGACATCGGCAAGGGGCTGCACCTTGTAGGACTTCTTGACGCCCTTGGTGGCGGTCAACGCCATCACCATGGGGCCGTCGATATGGCTCATATGCGAGATGCGGATGCCACCGACAGCAAGCGGCCCGAACTTGACGGTCGGATCGCAGTAGAGCGTCATCGACCGGCCGATGTACTGCTTGCTGTCGAGGCCCCAAGCTTGGGCCATCACGCGGCACATGCTCTTGCAGGGACGGAAGACCTTCTCGCTGCCCTCGAACTCAATCGAGATCGGCTGCTCCTGTCCGCCTCGTATTTTCACGTCGGTAATCGTGATGGTCATCGTCCGACCGAGAAGGTCGTCACTGTTGATCTGGTCGCTGCGAGGAACGATCACTTGAGCCATGTCACCCACTAGAATATCTCCTGCTCAACGCGGCGCTCGGTCGGGATAAGCCGACGTGCCGCCACGGTTTGGTTGAAAATGTCCCATGCCTTCGCCAGCCGGGCCTCGAAGGCTCCAGCCGCTTCAATGATCGCGTTCTGGATCACGTCGTCAGGCCAGACGCGCACGACGGCCATCGGCAACCCGCCCGAATAGCTGATGTGATCGACCCATTGGCGCTCCGAAACGAGCAAGCCCGTTTGCGCTTGCATCACATATTCCGGCATGATCGCGTCATCGCCGACACACTCGACGATCGTCTGGACCTGGTATTTCTGGCGGCGCGATTTGCACTCCAGTAACCCGTCATCACCGACTAGGCCGTCTGGCGAATAGCCGAGCCTGAAGCCCCATTTATCGTTGGTGACGAACCCCATGTCCGTCACGGGCGCGTAGTTCTGGTGATAGGCTTCGCGCGCCAAGATTTCGTCCTCTTGGCCACGCAGCATATCGTCGCTGAAATAATGGGGCTCGACGTAGCGCGTGATGCGCTGAGCCAGCAGCTCGTACAGGTGCGTGCGCTCCTTATCGTTGCTGGCGATCTTGAGCGTCGGCGTCAGGATCAGCTTCATCTCGGAGGCAGTCAGCAGGCCGCAGCGCGCCGCAAGCCAGTCGCCTGAACCCTGATCGAGGTCGGGGAAATAGGTGATGCCCATCACCGCCCCCCGGTAATCACGCTGCCAGACCCGGCAGCAGCGTGATGGTTGGCCGACGCGGGGGCGTCCGGGTGTGGCTTGAACGTGATGACGCGGTTGCGGTCGATAAGATGCTGCCCAGCGCGTGCGGTGTCGCTGCTGCGCTCGATTGGCTTGGGCGTGAACCCGCGCATGGCCAGGATGTCGCGGTAGTCCATCACAGCACCCCGAACGCGATGAAGATGAGCGCCCAGAGCATGAGCCCGGTGAGGCATGTGCAGGCCAGCATCTCGACGAACGAGATCGGCTGCGGCTCGTCGGGATGATGACGGCGCGAGGCTTCTGAGAGGGGCATCATGCCGCCAGATCCAGATCAGGATCGATGCCGAGCTTTTGAGCATGCGCCTTGAGCGCGACCAGTTCGGCGTCCACCACCATTTGCAGGTCGTCGATCTCACGGTGCGCCGCCGGATCGCCCACGATCAGACGCAGCATCAGCCGGTCTATAGCTTCGTCACGCGCTGCGACGGCGGCCTTGTAGGACTGCATCGCGCGGGCGAATGGGGTGATGGGGGCGCTCACTTGCCGGCCGCCTTGGCGAGGACGGCACTGAGTTCGCCATCGCAGCACAACGGATGGCCCAGCAGGTCACCCGGCTCAATGGTGCCGTCATAATAGGCCCAGCCATTCGACCAGTCCGCGACATACCATTTGGTGCCGTCACCAGGCACTCGACGATCAAGCTTCACGTAGCCGTCATGGGTTGCGAAAATCATTCCGGGCGAGAGCTGATCGCGCCTCTCATACCAATCAGGCCCCGGCGTATGCCCGTTCAACCGCTCGCCGTGGGCGTCCGATAACTGTTGCTCGGTCATGCTGCGCGCTCCAGTTGGGCCGCTGCATCACGGCGTTTCGCAAAGACAACGGCAGCGAGCGCAACGGCAGGACCATACTCACCGCCAGGCAGACGGCGACGGCGCAGGTGACGTGAATGACGATATGCCGCGCGCGCTTCGTCAGGGGTGATCTCGTCCAGCGTGCGATGCTGGAAGCCGCCGATCGGGATCGTGCGGCCAACCTCCATCACAAGGCTGATACCGGGGAAGCTGGTGCGCAGGATGCGAGCGTCACGGCTTTCCATGACCGCAAGCAGATCGCGAGCGCGGGCCTTCTCGCTGGCATGGACGCGCTGTGCGATCAGCAGCAGCGCGGCGTCCATTGCGGGGGTAGTCGGTTGTGCCACCTTAGTGTCTCCCTCACTCGCCACCGGAGTGGCTGTGGGGAGAGTTGTACGCACGACACGTACGCATGTCAACAACTTTCGTACGTATTCTACGTACGGCTTTATGCCGTAGTAAAGGCGGTCCGAAACACTGCCGGAGGGGGGCTCCCTTGAGCGAAGACAGTCTTATGCCGCTGGTAGCTGCTACGTGTGCGGGTTTGCTCGTCTGGTCATGTCATACGAATGACAAGCTAACCAAAGAAAACGCCGCATTGACCGACCAGGTATCTAATTTGGAGTCACGGTTGGCGGACTACAAAACTAAATCCGAGGCCCTCGAAACGGCCAGCGCCGAGTTGCAAGGCCAGGTGGAGCGATTTGACAGCGAAGACTGGAGTCTTGTCGTCCCCGACGTTAAGCGAGCGACTGAGCAGACTGCTTCCGATCAAGCAGAGATATCGGCGTTGGCCGACTGAGAGACGAACCGCAGCCGCGAAGTGAAGTCTTCAGTGCAGTAAGACCCGGAAGCCTTCACGCGACTGGCTCGGCGTTCGGTAAACCTTAGTGCAATTTCCATACTAAGAACTTCATGCAAAAAGACGGGCCTAGCCAGGATTCGACCCGGCATCCAATGTGGGCCGATTAATTCTAGACCTGTAGGAAAATTCCCAAGATAAGAACAAATCGAGAATCAGGAGTCGGACATGGGCCGCCCAGTTTATCGTTTAGAGCCGGGGTGTGATCTGAAATGCCCGCAGTGCTCGGTCCGCTGCGCTATTTTGGCGGGCGAGGCCGATGATGCTTTGACGCTGGTTGAGAGCCTTCGTCATAATCGGGTAACACTCCCTTCCGACGAACAGGCGGAGCGACTGTCACGCGCCCAAGAGCTCTCGGGAAACGCTGAGCGAGCCTTTTGGAAAGCTCGTCACGACGCTCTTCATCCTCAATCTCATCTTCCAGAATGGTATCAAAAAGCGCCGTCAAAGTCTCTACACTAGGAAACTCGACCCGTAAGTTTACGAACGTCGGTGCTTCTACCTCTGGGGAATTTGATCCGGCCGCATCCAATCCCGTTAGTTGCATGATTTCGGCTTCGGAGATTGGCGGTTCCCCCTTGCCCACCAATCCAGCAGCCATTTTTTTGGCCTGCGGTATCCGAAGGGGCAGATCATATTCGGGAAGCATGTAGCGCTGAATGCTCGATCGGCCGCCTAGTCCCATAGCCTGAGCCAGCCTGTCCCCCCTCAGCTTGGTGCGGTCCGCCAACGCTTTGATCTGCTCGCCAATGGTCGGGGTTTTTGCCATGCCCCTTCCAACACTATTTGTACGTACGCATTCTAGATTGACTGACGTACGCGTTGTGCGTACGTTGCGCGCATGGAACCCTCCAAGAAAATCATCGGTAGCTTCGGCAGCATTCGAAAATGTGCCGCCGCTCTCGGGCACACCAATCACACCACCGTCCAAGGGTGGTGGGAGCGAGGCCTCATCCCCTCTCATCACCAAGCCGACGTTCTCGATGCAGCGGCGCGTGAAGGAATCCGCTTAGATCCCGCGGATTTCGTGCCGAGGTCGGAACAGGCCGCCGCATGAGGTGTCCCCACCTCATTGAGCGCACGCCCCTCCCCGGCTCGCCGCATCCCATCGAGACGCGCACGCCGTTGCGTGTCGCCATCCGCAAGGGAATCCCAGCCCATCATCCTGCCCGCAACGGCGGGAACGCAAAGCAACAAAACCATATCGGACGCCGCAGTGCAGCATGCGTGCCAATTCGGACTGAACGAAGCCGCGCAATCACTTAGCTGGTTAATGCTAAGCTATTGATATTGTTAATGTAAATTAAACCGACAGCAGGAGGCCAACATGGATGCGAATATCCTCTTCCCTCTCGTGGCTCTATTGCTGACCGTGCTGGTCTTCGCGTTCCATCATCGTGCGCGGGGTCCGCTGTGATGGACTCGTGGATGGAAATTGCGGGCGGCATCGGCATGGCCATTGGTGGTGTACTGGTTGGCTGTGGCATTGGCTTGGGGTGCAGCGCACATCTTGCGGGCGACTGGAAGAAATACGCCGAAGAACTGGCCGGCCGGTGGGCGCATGCTGAGGCAATGCTACACTACGCCCGCAAGAGGCTACACACCATCGACCGCCAACGCCGCCGCGCCGGTGAGCTAGGCCGTCTCGCCCAGGCCCGTAAGCGCTCCGAGGAGCGCCAGCGCGCCAACGAGGCCATGCGTGACGCACGCTCGCGGGGGGATGCGTGATGACCAGTCCCAACCGCATGCATGCCTTCGACGGCGACGACATTCGCAAAGCCACGAGCATGATCCGACGCGGCAAGGATGACCGGTACATCGCGCGCTATTTCGGCTGCTCGATCGGCCGCATCACGGCGTTGCGCAATCGCACGCGGAATTACCCGATCGAGCAACAGCGGATACGCGGCACCGCGAAGGATATCGTCACCACGGAGACGCTGGGGCTGGGGGACCAGATCGCCTGGCGCGAAATGGCCAAGCGGGGTTCGCTGCTGCTGCTGGAGCGCTGGAATGCCGCGCTGATCCGGAATTACGGGAGGGGTGCGGTATGAGCGTCAACAAATATCACGCCCGCAAGACCGCTTGCCGTCAGCAGCATGAGCATGACAGCAAGAAAGAGGCTTCGTGGTGCAACGATCTTACGTTGCTGGAGCGCAGCGGCGCTATCACGCATCTCGAACAGCAGCCGCAATTCTGGTTCGACATCAACGGGCAGACGGTCAAGCATCCGAACGGCCGGCGCGTAGGCTATCAACCCGATTTTTCCTACCGGGATGTCAGTGGGCGCCAGATCGCCCTCGATGTGAAGGGCATGCGCACCGAAGCTTATGTGCTGCGCGCGGCCATCTTCAGAGCCCTTTTCCCCTACATAGAATTGAAGGAAGTCTGATGGCTGTCCACACCATCGGCGAGCTGGTGAACCGCGTCTTGAGCGACGTCGAAGAGCTGGCGTGGATCCATACCCAGTTGCGGCCGATGCCCGATGCCAGCCAGCGCAAGCAACACATCATGCGTGCGCGCGAACTGGGGCGTATATCGCCTCGCCAGGCGGAACTGCTCATCCAAGCCTACCAGTTGGAGACGGCCTGAGCCATGACCGTTCCCTTTATGCCGTTTTACGTCGCCGACTACATGGCCGACACGTCTCACCTCACGACACTGGAGCATGGCGCCTATCTTCTGCTCATTATGAACTATTGGCAGCGTGGAGCGCCGCTGCCGAATGATGATCGGAAATTGGCCAGGATAGCCGGCCTCGGACCTCGTGAATGGCAGCGCGTTCGCGACACGCTATCAGAGTTTTTTCAAATCGATTGCAGCGGCTGGCTTCACTCTCGTGTGGAGAGCGAGTTGTCAACGCTACGGTCTAAGTCATTGAAAAAGCGTAAGGGTGGTCTAGCACGTGCTGAACAGATGCAGAGCGAGCGCTTAGCACGTGTTCAGCTATTAGTAGATACAGATACAGATACAGAGTTACCTTTAGCTAACGCTAAAGGGGCTGAGCCCGTCGATATGGACGAGGACGCCCGGTTCTGGACGGATGCGAAAGACTACCTCCGTCGCCGTGGTCAGAAGAACCCCGGTGCGCTCGTCGGCAAATGGGTGCGCGATCATGGCAAGGCGGAAACGGCAAGGGCTCTGACGGCAGCCCAACTTGAACGACCGGCCGAAATCGTCCCGTTCGTCGAAGGCTGCTTCCGGGCCAACGGGCACCACCCAGCCGAATGGGTTTCGCCATGCTGACCTGGCAACCGACCAAGCCAGGCAAGCAGGTTTGCCCACGATGCTCGGCCCGGCGCCGGAACAAGCGGGACCGATGTTTGAGCGTCTCCATCGAGGGCTCCGGTCTCATCTGGTTATGTCATCACTGCGGTTTCAAAGGGATTTCCGACAATGCACGACAAGCACAAGGCATGGGTCGAGGCACGTGGGATCAATCCCGCGCTGGCGGAAAAAATGGGCCTGACGACAACCCGCGACGGCGAAGGCTTCTGGCTTACCGTGCCGTATTTCGAGCGCGGCGAGACGATCAACCACAAGTACCGCATGACCAACGAGAAGCGGCACCGGATGGACAAAGACGCGCCGCTTTGCCTGTGGAACGTCGATTGCCTCCAGCACCCGGAGGTCCTGGGTGGGGCACCGGTCGTGATAACCGAGGGCGAGTGGGATGCGCTGGCAGCGATCACGGCGGGAATTCGCCACGTCGTGTCGGTCCCCAACGGCGCCCCCAGCCAGCGCACTGACGAGCCGGAAAACGCCAAGCGGTATGAGTTCATCTGGCGCAACCTTGCCGATCTCGACAACGTGAAGAGCTTCATCCTCGCGACCGATGACGATGAACCTGGCCGCAATCTGGCCGCCGATCTCGCGGCTTTGCTTGGCGCTGATCGATGTCGTTTCGTGACCTATCCGGAGGGCTGCAAAGACCTCAACGACGTGGCGTTGATCTACGGTCATCCGTCCGTCGTCGAAGTCATTCACGGGGCTAAGGCCTATCCGATCGCCGGGTTGTTCAACCTCGATGATTTCCCGCCCGAGCGAGCGGTGGAAACATGGAATACGGGCATCGCGCCTTTGGACGACATGATGAAGATCGTGCCCGGCACCCTGACCGTGTTCACGGGCTACGCGAACATCGGGAAATCAACGGTGCTATCGTCCATCATGGCTGCCCAGATCGAGGCCGGGCGCCCAGTTTGCGTTGCCCCTTTCGAAACCGATGTCTCGATCCTGCGCGATAGTCTACGCCAGGCACTCCTGAGGCGGCCCCGCCATCACATGGGTCCCCAGGACATCGCCTCCGCCGACGCCATGCTGCGCGAACGTCTTTCGATCATCTACCAGGCGGTGGACGAGGACGAGGAAATGGATCTTGGCCGGTTCCTCGAGCTGTGCAGGGTTGCGGTGGTCCGTGACGGAGCCCGTATGATCGTGCTCGATCCGTGGAACGAGCTGGAACACAAGCGGCGTAGGGACGAGACCGAGACCGATTACATCAACCGCGCGCTGCGCCAGATGCGCCGCTTCGCTGACCGTTATCAGGTGGCCTTCTGGGTCGTCGCGCACCCCAGCAAGCCGGAGAAAGGCTTCACGGGCGTACCGAAGCTATACCAGATCTCCGGCTCGGCAGCCTGGGCGAATAAGCCCCACTATGGGCTGACGTATCACCGCAAAGACCCAACCAAAAACGCGGCTGAATTGCATGTCACCAAGGTCAAGCAAGGCCTGCCCGGCACCAAGGGCCATGTCCCCGTGATGTTGGACTTCCGCACTTGGGAATTTGTTCGCGACGAGGGGTTGGGATTGTGACCATGCCCGCAGCAGGAGGATGAGGATGATCCGGCTATTCGAATTTCTCTGGCACGGCTGCTGGCATAAGTGGGCGTTTCTGGTGGAGGTTGCTTATTGGGGCGACGGCTTCGGTCGACCAACCGAGTATCCGTCCGCCTATGGGCACCAACTCGTCTGCGAAAAGTGCGCCCGCGTGAAGACGGTGAGGGCGTGATGTTCGGTATTGTTCGGATACCGCCCCCACCCCCGGCAATGGAGGCCGCCCCAATGACCATCTCAGCATACGTGATTAGCGTATTCGTGTTTGCGTTCTGGGAGGGCTTTGAAACGCCTCGAAGCGATCAGAACAGGGAGAGAATTCCCCATCTCCTGATGATTTCTTTGTTTTGGCCCATTGTGTTGCTGGCCGTTTTCGGCAGCGCCTGCCGCATGTTCAGCGTCAAAAAGATCGCGGAGGATGCGGCCGATGCGCGGTAGGCCCAAGAACGCTATGACCGAAAGGCGCAGGCAGGTGCTTGAACTGTTGACCGAACGCTCCGATGCTGGAGAGCGGATCACCATGGGCGAGCTTGTGCGGCGCTGTGGGCTGTATGACAAATCCAGCGCTCGGCGTATCATGCGGGATCTGAGGAAGATGGAGAGATTGGCATGAGCGGTGGATTTTATATTGAGATGGTCCATTGCTGCGTGTGCAATGGCGAAGGCAAGGTCAAGAGAGCTTTATTCTGGCAACGCGAATGCCCTGTGTGCGACGGAACGGGCCAACGCCGAATTTTAATGTCGAGTAAGTTCAGCCCAGAAGATGCCGCCATGGTGAGGGCTTCTGCGATTGGGGCCTCTCCGTTCGATTTTGGCGGGTCCACAGCAACAAGGTCCGATGGATCGAGCGCGACGCGATAATTCGAATCCCCAACGCGTGCTGTGTTGGGGTTAATGCTGGCCGACTGTATCGTGAAAAACGCAGACGCCGGGCACAGAAGCCGATGGAGAAGTTGGCGTGATGAAAGAGACAGAAATGAGCAACAGCTTATCCCCTGACGATTGGAAAATGACATACATGACAAAGCAACGCAACTCAGGTAAGGAGGGCGGCGATAGGCCGGCGCTGGAAATTGAGGTTACGCCCGAGATGGCAGCACTTGGTGCTGCTATCCTTCTTGAGTGGGA